AAGAACGCCGAGCAGGTTGTAGACCTTTTGCATAGTTGTTTAGTCAACAAAAAGCCCCCGCGCTCTGCACAAGTACGGGGGCTCCCTGCTGTCTGTGTGAGGAGACTTCTGAGTTATACCTCAGAGGTCAAAGGATTTGCCAACTTTGAGGTTGAAGCTGGTGTCAGAGTCGATGCTGGTGAAGGACAGCTCGCTGTAACCAGCGCCGAAGCTGTAGCCAGCCTTGCCGCTGACGCCCACCTCAGTGTCGCCAGTGTCCGGCACTGAAATCATGGGGCCGATTTGAGCGAAGAAGCCTTCACCCTTTGCACCCAGGTGCAGGTCAACAGTCGCGCCGGTCACGCCGTTTTCATCGGCTCCGACGTTAGCTTCAGGGTTGAAGTACAGCGGGCCTGCGATTGCAGGAGATCCCAGCGCAGCACCCGCAATAGCGACGGCACCACTCACAAGAAGAGTTTTGAGCATGAGAAAAACTATCTTTTGCCTTGGCCACGGTAAGGCTTACGGCCTTTTTTTGGGCGTGAGTGTTGACCATTTCCCTGTTTGGTCCGTTTCGGTTTACCGACAACAAAAGTGTTGCCATTAAGGGACTTGGCCATCAGTAGCCGTCAGTTGACTCCAGGTTCTGATATTTGGCGGCCAAGCCAGTAAACAGACCATGCTGAGGATGGCTGATCATGTCGCGGCCATCAAGGAAGAACAACTCCTCAAGCCATAGCGTTCGCGATTTTTGGCAAGCAACATCGGTCGCGCCATAGCTGGCGGTCATCAAAGGGTCAGGTCGTTGCATTAGATCACCAGCCAGAAGGTGTGCCAGATGCCTGAGTCGGCGTGATCTGCTCAACGATGCGTGCAGCCAGTGCATCCTGTATCTCAGTGACCTTTTCAGCACCACCGAGCTTGGCCTGCACAGCAGCCACGATGTCAGCCTCAGTCAGATCGTCAAAATCCGCCAAGGTGTCAGGACGATCAAGGCCAATGCTGCCGTAAGCACCTGAGTTATAGGCGTTGCCTTCAGAGTCAACCTGATCGCTGATTGCGGTCACGGTGTAGTGAGCCGTGTGAGCAAATCCGTCGCTGAGGTCTCTGTTGAGGTCAGCAATCTTCCAAACGTAGGTGTTAGCCATGGTGGAGTGAAGTCAGAGGAAGTTTACTTAGCCAGCCTCAAGGGCTGCAACTTTGGTTTCTAGTGTCTCAATTTTGGCGATTGCTTCTTGCAGTGCAGCAGTCAACAACGGCACGAGTTTCGATTGATCAATACCCTGATAAACAGGATTGTTGTCACTATCAACTTCGTTGTGCGTTCCAGTGACAGCTTCTGGAACGACGGTTGCGGCCTCATGAGCTAGAAAACCATCAACGGTTGTTTCTGGATTAACAATAAAGTTGAACCGCTTAGGCAAAAGCTGCTTTACGCGAGCAATCGCGCCATCAAGATCGACTACGTTTTCTTTTAATCGATAATCAGAAGAGGTGTTATAGGCAGTTGCTGAGGCTGTGCTTGTAATACTTCCTACATTTGAGTTAGCATCGTTTCTAAATTGAATCTGCGTTGCACTTTGCGAGCCTTGGGCATAAGCGTGCTTTAACATCATAAGCGCAACATTGCTATTAGTTGTGCAATTAAAGAAGGCAACATTAGAGCCGTTCTGAACAGAAAGTTTCTCGCTTTCAACTGGGGCTGTGCGATTGATACAAACATCGCCACCACTCGTAATCCTCATCCGCTCGGTCGGGCTGCTTGCGCCGTCCGCTGTGGTGGAGAACACTAGGCGGGTTGGTTTATCATTATTTGCAAAAGTGCCGTCTGCCTGTGCGGCTATTCTTGCGCATTCTTGATAACCAGAATCGTCATTGCTAAAGATACGAATCTGACCAATCGTATTGCCTGAGGTGATGGAAGTGTCATTTCGGCTTAAAGCAAGCACAGGCGTGCCAGTATCGACAATCTGTACTTTTGCTCCTGTGTCTCCTGTTGTGTCACTACTCGTCCCAACCAACAACCGCCCCGAGCTGTCTAACCTCATCACCTCTGAGTAAGCGCCACTGCCAAGAAGTCCAAAAAACATCTCTTGGCTTTCTGACGGACCGCGTGCTGTTTGAATTACTCCGATCCGTGCGTTGCTGTTTCCAGGAACCGTTTGCCCAAAAGTTATTGCTGATCCGTTATTAGCAGTAGTGTTTGTGTTGGCGATATTGATACCGTTAAACGAGCCTTGGTCCGTACCAGAATCGTTTACATCAATAGTTAATACCTGCTGGGTAGCTGTCGTTCCGATACCCACGCGGCCACTTGAATCGATCCTGAGTCTCTCCGTCGCGCTGCTTGCACCGTCCGCACAGGTCGAAAATACTAGGCGGCCTGGTGTGTCTCCCGCAGCAACGCCACCATCTACTTGCGCCTCAATTTGCGCGGCCCTGCCATCAAATGTAGACCCATCATAAGCGTGCCAGCGAATAATGCCTAAACCATCATTATTACTGGCAACTGCTGGACTTGAAACACTACCTCTGGTTTTAATAAAGTTAAGTCCTCCAGACCCAGCATCATCACTTGAACGCCAACAAGTAATTGATGCTTCATCATTAACATCTCCAACAAGTTGCAAGAAATTATCTGGTCCAACGCTACTAGACGTCCCCACGAGGAGCCTGCCACTTGAATCGATGCGTGCTTTTTCACTGCCGCCTTTCTCAAAAACATGAGCACCGCCTGAGTGATAATTCAGAACACCTGATTGAACTCCGAAGCCATAATCATTTGCATCTCCGCCGTCATACAGCTTTAACTTGAAGTCAGAAAGAGAAGTGCCAAGAGACAAAAGGCTGCTTGGTGAATTTTCTGCGATGCCGATACGATCATTCCCTGCATCGACAAACAGCATGTGAGTGTTGCCGTTTGACTCCACGCGCAAATCAACATCATTGCTGGGGTCGTTAAATACAACCTCAGAGTCGCCAATCTCAAGACGCTCTGCACCACCAGTTGAGAAGTTGATTTTGTTGGCGGCACTTCTGCTGAAGCCGGTGTCAAGGTCCGACGCGAAGGCAAGGCCAGGGGCGGCCAAACTGCCGTCCTCCATCAGCAACGTGCCGTCAAGCTCACGCAGCGTGATCCATGCGTTGTTTGCCGAATTGCGGATCTTTAAGACATTGGCAGTCGTGTCTGCCCACCATTGATATGCGTAAGTTGTTGCTGGCTCGGAGCTTCCGCTGTTATTGCTGACAATCGCTGCTAGAGCGTCATTCAAATCCGAACGGACTGCAGCACCCGTTCCATTGGCAATCACATAATCGTGGGTAGCCATGCTCTAGCTCGCGTCAGACGACTTTGCATCCATCTTAAACGCCCCTGCCAAATCCCACAGCCGTGTAAGTAAAGGTCCGATCTTGGTTGTTGCCGCTTGAATCCAGCACATCAAGATCAAAGCCAGTGCCCGTCACATTGCTGATATTGACCCGTTCACCATCGCCAAGGTTTCGCACCGTAATACCGACGCTTGGCAGGAAGTTGTTCAGGTTGCCCAGCGCCGACGTACCAACAAAGAAGGCGTTGTCAAAAGTCACCGACTTAGTGCTAGTGCCTGAGGCGATGGGCTGACTGATTTCCTCCCTGCGCTGGAAGTTGGTCTCATAGCCCAGCTGATCAACCAAGATGTTCTGTGCGATGTCAGCACTGGTCAGCTCTGCCTTGAACTGGAACGCACGGCCTTTGAACGTTCCAGCCACGAACTCCTGCCAGGCCGTATAAGTCGGAGAACCTGAAGGATCGTCGTCTGTTCTTCGCATGTAGAGCTTGGCGTTGACAGCATCAGCCTCAGTGCCGTCAAAATCGTTCCAGGTGTCAATCAACGCAGTGCGGGCGTCGATGGTGTCGTTAGGGAAGAAAGCCCTGGTGACAAACCGCCGCTTGATGTCCAGCGCAAAGCGTGCGCCAAGATCCAGCGTGTTGTTGAACTGATACTCAGCAGAACTAAGGATGTCCCCTAGGAAGTCAAAGGACGTGATGGCATCAACGTCAGTCACATCATCAAGATTGTCATTACCGTCAATCACCAACGCATCAAGGTCGTCGCTGTAAAAGCAATCAGTCTTCGTGCCCTGGAACGGCGGAGTGTCCTGATCCTCTCTACGAGTTTGAACTGGAAGACTGCCGACTGCATCAGGGAAGTCCACCAGCACGCTGGTGGCGTTCGTGCTCTTGTTGCCCAGCTCGTCCTCAAACTTGACGAGGATCTCACCCTCAACCAAAGGCACGATGGCCTCAGTTGAGTTACCCGCAACAGCAGGGATCAAGTCAACAGAGTTGGGCCACGTTGCCGATCCATCCGTCAGGTTGCTGTGCTTGACGTGAACCAGACCGTTCACCTTCACGTCAAGATCAACAGTCTGATCCCAGCGCAGGCGAGCACTGTTAGCGCTGATCGGTTCAATCGACAGATTCTGCACATCAGCAGGCACAGCGGTCTTACCTAGCAGCGTGAACGTTGCTGTTGCCGTTGCGCTCTGCTTGCCAAGGTAGTTTTTGGCACGGATCTGAACAGTAAGCGTGCCAGCCTTCAAATTCCGCAGAGTTACAGACGGATTTGAGGTATCCAGCTCAATAAAGTTGTCGTTGTCGAGCTTGTATTTGACACGGAACTCATTGACATTGACCCTGTCGTGCTGCCAGCTCAGATCAAAGCCTGTGTGAACCGTTTGACCCTCTTGATATAAAAACTCAGTGCCACTCAAACCTTCTGGCGCACTTGGCGTGCCGTTGAGGTTGCTGATGTCTCGCGTTGTTAGCGCAATGTCTTGTTCAACAGCGTCATAGATCGATTCGTTATAGGCAACAGCAGTGACGCCCACAGTGCCATCGCCGCCCTCGGCAACAGACACCACGCGAAATTGCTGCGATTGAATGTCGCTGGTTTGGATCAGGTAAATCGCTTGCGCCTGTGGTGCTTGGCTAAACGCCTCACTGACAGTGATTGCAGTGCCTGAGATGCTGCTGATTGTTTTTGTCTCAACCAAACCTGTTGGCAGCAGCACTGACAACGTTGGACTTGCCGCCAAATTCACAGACAGATCAGTGTCGCTGTCGATCGTGACAACGGTTGTTGTTGCAGAGCTGACCCTACCGCTGCGGCGTGTGCCAGCACGCAACGGATCGGCAATGTCAATGACAATGCCTGGAGTGACAGCAATGCCGGCATCAATAGAAACAGCGAAGCTGACTGTTTCTGACAGCAGCCTTTCGCTAGTCAGCAACCACTTGCCCAGCCTGTGCGCTTGGCCTTGGCTGTAGCAGCCGATTGCTTTTACGTCCTTATTAACGATGCCGTACTTTGCAACGGCGTCATGATCTTCAACATATTCATATTCAACTTCACCGAGCGTGTCATAGCTTTGCCACGCCACCGTGGCGCAAGTGTGTCGTGCTTTTTCAGCTGTGCCGCTGTAGGTGAACAAACCATCAACAACATTGCTAGGGCCGAGCAGGTATTGCGAATCAGCGGGCTTGTCTTGACGCAGAACAAGTGAGCCAGCGCCGTAATAACTGATGCCCCTGAAAATGCTGGTTAGCTGCTGAATAACGTTGTAAACCTCGTCCCGAGTGTTAAGCAGCAGGTTGAGGCTGAAGCGTGGCTCTTGCCCGCCCTTGCCATCATCAACAAGCTCGTTGCAGTATCTGCTGATTTCATAGAAATCGAACAGGTCCAATGATGCTTCTGGAACGCCGCACCCATAGCGGGTGTCTGTGAGCAGGTCAAAAAGACACCAGGCCGGGTCATTTGTCCACGTCGCCGCAGACAGCGTGCCGTCAAACAACCCTGAATAAGTGATGCGCCCCAGGTGTGTTGTGGTGTCAACAGTGCCGTTGCTAGGAATCCTGACCTTTGTGCCACGGATCAGATATTTCCGCCGTGGGATGTTTTGGAACTGCTTTGAGCTGAAACGCAGGCCAGCCAACGCAGTGTTTGGATAGGCCAGCTTCTCGTCTTGAATCTCTGTGTAGCTGCTGAAAAATGTTGAGCTTGCACGTTTTGAACTGGTTTCGTCTGCACTTACGCGAACAACACGCAGATCGACAGGAAAGTTGCCAGTCAGATTGACTAGATAGTCACGCTGATAGCGGCTGCTGCTTTTGCCGCTAATCGTGTCACTGAGAACGTCGTTATATCCACCGCCGTCATATTGCAGCTGTATTTTTATGCTAACTGAGTTTCCTTTAATGTCGCCGTCGTCTTCAACTAATTGAAGCGATGGGACTGTAATTGTGACACGCACGCGATCAATATCTGAGTCAGTAATTGATCGTGTAACAGGGGCTGCATTTGTTACCTCAACGTTTACTGCCCTTTCGTTCTGGATGCCACCTGAAGGGTTAGGAATGTGCGGCTGCCCTTGCGTGCCATGCGCAAAAGTTCCGGTGAAGTTATCAAAATTTACAGATCCGTCGCTGTTTTGAACTGGTGTGTCATCTATAAAAATACTTTTAGCACCATCATCTAATCCTTCAATTTCGCCTTCACAAAGCACCTCAAGAATGTTGACAAACTGTTCCGACTTGAGACTGTCATCTTCCTCCGTCGGAGTTCTGCTGCTCCCACCGCCGCCTTTGCCGCCGCCGCCGCCAGCACCTTGAATCAGCTTTTCATCAATCATTAGACTGGGAACCCAAGGAGGTCAGCAGTTTCAAATACCAGGCCATATTTCTTGCGCATACTGAATGGCAAGCCGACCAGGCGCGGATCAATAGTTTCTCTAGCAGAGTGATCAACATCAAAACCGCTGCTAATCACAGCTGAGCCAATAACAACACGCCCGTAGGCTATAGGCACCGCCAAGCCTTGCTGGCTCGTGTTGGTGATTCCGCTGAAGCTGAAGTTTTGAATCCGGTTGGCCTCTTTAAGCTCAAGCCCTGAAGGTGGCGTGGGCGAAATCATTTGAGAAATACCACCCAAAACCAAGGACGCACCAACCGCTGACAACGCCGTGCCGACAGTTGTCAGCGTTCCTGCCGCTGCGATTGGTCCGCCAAATGCGCCGAAAGCAGAGGCCCCAAACAAACCAGCGCCAGGAAACAAAAACGACGCACCAATCAGCAGACCGCCGAAAATAGCCCGGCCAATACCACCAGCTCCAGCAATAACAGGCGTGATGCTGAAGACCTCACGCTCTGACCAAGGCAGGCCCAGCACGCTCACATCACTAGGTGTCGCCTCTTCCTTGCCAACCCTTACCCGATAAGCAACGCCGTCCTGCTCGCTATTAATCAACCACTTGTCTAGGCCAGGAAAATTAACGCACAAAGCCTTAATTGCTTGGGCAGGTGTCGCCACGTTCAGCTCAAAGCGGCACTGGCCTAACCGCTCCCTCAAAGCGCCATAGACCTTAATTACTTTCATGGCGGATCGCCCGGTCTGTGGCCTTCAAATAATAGCCACCCAGTAAATCCCTAGAACTCAAGCGGCCCTGGACATGATGCAAAATCTGCTGGTCGCCAAGGTAGATGGCAGCGTGGTTTGGGACAGGTGACTGCAAGTTCATCAGCAGCAGATCACCTCTCTGCAGCTGCTCAATCGGCACTCGTGAAAACCCCTCGTTCGCGAAGTTCTCCACATACATGTTTTCCCCGTTGTGCCACCACTGATCACGGCGGTGATAGTCCCTCAATGTGATGCCATATTCACGCTGAAAAAAGTCCCGCACCAACGTGTAGCAGTCAACAATCCCGTGAACGAACTCACGGCCCACATACTGCAGCTCAAAGCCCTCTGGCTCGCAGTAGCCCCAGCCCTCAGTTTTCGGGTTGACGATGAACCAAGGCAAGCCGGACTTTTCACAGGCAACACGGTCAGCCTCTGACGGCCTGGGGTTGGTCACAGGGTGACTGTGAACGATCGCTACCACCTCGCCTTTGTCTTCCACTTCATGCCAGCCGTCAAGCACAAAATGCTCATCCGGTGTCTGGGCAATGTTGCGACAGGGGAAGTAACGACGCCTGCCCTTCACAACAGCAACTAGCCCGCAGGCTTCCTTTGGGAACTCATCCTTTGCGTGCTGCAGGATTTCCGCCTGCATCGTGGCAGTCAGCTTCATCGCGTCAGGCCCGCCCCAGGGAAGGATCCAAACGGCAGCGTTCCGTTTTCACCGAATCGCAGCTTGCAAGATGCAAGACGCTTGCCGCACACGTCCTGAGCCAACGTGCTGACGCTGTTGCCGTTCACGTCAAAGTAGTTGGTGCCGGTGTAGCTGCACTCGCTGCTCCTGTAGATCCATTGGCAGGTGTTAGCCACAATCTGCCGCTTAGGCAATTTCTGCCCAACAAGGTCAAATTCACTGGCAAGCTCGAAGGTGACAACGTCGCGGGTCTCTGTTGCCTTGCGGTTGATGCGCCAGATCTCTGTGGGGAACCTGGCGTTCGGGTCTGCCGTCGATTCACCGTCTAGGTAACGCTTGAGAGTGCGGATCCGCTTGACCGTCGCGCCCGTCAGATCGTTGCCTGTTGTTGTGGCGTTGACCAACGCCAAAAGCGTAGTCATAGTCCCGTCCAGGTTGGCGATGCTTAGCGTCGGCTGGGGAAGCGTGCCGCCAGAGCGCATCTCAAAACCGTCAGCCTGAACAGGGAAGCGCGTATAGGCGTTGCCGTCAAAGGTGATATTGCCTGTCACGTTTGCATTGCTGCCAGCGTGAAACCGATAAACGTCAGAGCTGCCGTGCAGCGTGCTGTCTAAGTGCAGTTCAAACAGCTCAATGATCGCGCTAGGTGCAAGAACAGAAACATCCTCATAGACGCTGCTGATCGCAGTCCAAACAACAGTGTTATCAGTGATTGTGCTGCCAATGTCTGTCGGCCAGCTCGGCTCACTGCTGGCAGAGGTGCCAGCTGTTGTGCAGCGAAACCACAGGCCACTTGCTTGGCTTGTGGTGGCTCTGCGTCTATCACCAACGGAAAAGGCGGTGCTGGCTGCCCAGGCTGCAACTGCTGCCATTACGGTTCAGGAACTTGGCGGAAGGTTGCGTTGATTGTGGCCCGATTCAGATAGGGAATAGATTTGCTCCAGCTCTCACATACAAACTTTGCAGAGCTGCTTTCCCCTGGCGGTGTGAAATCAAACGATGCTGAATCGTCAGCACGGGCATCGAGGAAAGTTTCAATCGTGTCTGCGTCAGTTTCTGAAACCTCAAAAGTCAGCTGATAAACCTTCATGTTTTGATTCAGGCCGTACTGCAGTCGCAGCTCATATCCATCACCAAAACGAACGTTTCTCGTCGCAGGGCGACTGCGTTTCTGTACGCCGTAAGTTGGCGTGATGGTGCCAGATGTTGGGAAAGTAGCCATTAGACAGCAGCGAGAAGGCCACCAGGCCGTTTCTGTTTCAGCAGTTCCTGTTGTACTGCCAACCCGATGGCCTTGCCAAGTTGAGCACCCTGCCCGCTACTTGCATCAGCTGAGGTTTCAGAGGCATCAACATTGACGGTGATTGTTGTGCTGCCCATGCCGACACCGTTTGGCAGGATCGTCCCAGCACGGTCAGGAACAAACAGCTCAGGGCCACGCTCGCCAACCACAGAGGGGCGACCAACGGCGGGGCGGCCACCACTTGCGAAGCCAGGCAGAGCGGAAAACAAAGAGCTTGTAGGGAAAGCGAGCTTGAGCAGTGAGTTGACGCCCAGCTGCAACAGCTGACGTCCAATGCCTTGGAGTGCGCCGCCGAGGGCTTCAGTGACGCTTTTGGCTTGCATCAACGAATCAACGATTGCTGTGCTGATTGTGTTGCCAACCTGTTGGTACAAGTCGTTAAGGACTTTGGCCTGCCTTGCCCTTTCCTCTTCTATGCGTTTGGCTTCACGGTTTTGCTGGTTTTGGAAAGCCAGCTTGCCTGTCAATTTGATTGCTTGGTCGACCAGCGTTGCATTGTCATCAGTTCTGATTGCAGTCAGTTCCCCAATGTCGAACAACAGCTGCGCCTGAACCCTTTCTTCTTCAGTGCCAGCGGCAGCCAAAGCATTCCTCAGCTCAAGCTGTTTGACCTGTGCCTTGAGGCTTGCTAATGGATCAGTGGTGGTGCTGCCTTTGCTGCCGCCGCCTCCTCTTCCTGACAGCAATGCAGGTGGCTGTGTTGTGGTTTTTTCTGCAGGTGCACTGATTTCTGCTTGCAGTTGACCGGTCCTAAAACCTGTTTGCTGCAAGAGATCACGGAACCTTTCTTGCCGCAACTCATTAAACAAACCACTTCTTTCAAAACCAGAAAGGCGTCTTTGCGGATCACGGAGGTTTACAAGCCTTTCAGCTTCTTTATCAGCCTGCTGCTGCAACCGGCTTATAGATGCCCCGCTTAATCCTAAATTGTTGGCTAGAGCAGCGTTATTGATGGCTTTAGTAATAAAATTAACGGCGGTGATTGCTTCGCCAATAATGCCTTTTAAGGCTGGCGAGACAACGTTTCCTATTGTCACCGCAATCCTTTCAATACCGTCAACAAGGGTCGAAAACTTGCCCGCAAGTGTCTCTGACTGAGCAATCGCACCATTTGCATATTTGCCGCCTGTGTCCGTGATGTTTTGCAGAGCCAAGTTGACGGCATCTGCACTGATGCGGCCACCCTCAAGGGCCTTGCGGAACTCGTCTGCTGTCAGCCCATACATCTTCTGCAGCTCATCTTGCAGCCCGATACCACGCTCCTGCAACTGCAGTAGCTCCTCGCCCTGCAACCTGCCTTTGGCTTGGATCTGACCGAAGGCCGTAGCAATGCCGCCAAGATCAGCGCCAGTTGCGCCAGCAACATCCGCTAACCGTTTGGTTACATCAACGATCTGTTCCGTTTCAAAACCGAAAGCCTTTAAACGCTTCGCCGTTTCGACAAGCTCCGAGCTGGTGAACGGCGTTACGGCACCAAACTGCTGCAGCTCTTTGATGATGCTTCGAGCGTTACCAAGCGAGCCAGTCAGAACCTCAAGGCTTTTGGTCTGTCGCTCGAGTTCTGCAGTTTTGAAGATGACGAATTTACCCGCTTGGAAAACTCCAAAACCAGCAATAAGACCACGAATGGCCTTGCCAAGTCTGTTTACACCTTTAGATGCCGTATCAGCTGCCCTACCTGTTTCCCTGATTCCTTTGTTTGTTCGACGGATACTGTTCTGCGCCCCATTTGCGGCACGTTCGAGCTGCTTAGTGCTATTCGTAATCTTGCCGATCTTGCCGCTGGCCTGATCGTTCAGCTTGATCAGCAGGGTTACGTCTCTTGCCACGGCTGCCTAGCAATAAGTCAATACTACCGCCGCCTTTGCTTTGCGCGCTGCATCGCTTGCTCTTCCATGTCTGACTTTAATTCGTAGTACGCAGCAAAGTGGACAAGCTCCGCATCGGTCAACTCCGTGCGAAGCCTGCTCACTGTCATGCCTAATTCGCAGGCCAGGTGGAACTCAAAAAAGGTCCACTTGTCCTGCTTCAGTCGTTTTTTGCGTCTTCAATGTCAGCATCCTCACCAAGGCCAAACAAGAACAGCTCGATCTCGTTCAGCACAGATTCAGGCAGTTGACGCTGCAGCTTGTTCGCATCGGCAGCCGCGAAAGCCTTGGTGCCATCTTCTAGCTCAGCAATTTGGCAGAGCATGTTGGTGCTGATGTCGAGCGCCTCATCAGTGCCAGCCAACTGCTGTGCTTTTTTACGGTCGGCGCGGGTGATGGGCTTGAAATAAAGATCGACGATCTTTTTGCCGTCTGCGTTCTTCAGTTCAAACTTGCGACGCTGGTTGAGGTCGAACGCCCCAACCAGCAAGTCAACTGTGCGATTTCCAGCAGGCATTTAAGCGACACATTTGTCGCCTAAACTATAGCCTTATCACTCAAGGTTGGAAGTGATAGTGCTGCTGGTGATGAAATTGCAGGTCGCAACAACCAGTTCACCAACAGTGGAAGTGATCTCCATGTCGGTGATGATTCCGCCAAAAGCAACTGAATCAGTGCCGTTTGTGTTGCCAGTGGTGAACAACTCAAACGAGGCGTCAGCGGTATCGCCAGTTTTGATCACATCCTCGATGAAAGCAGCTTGGCCAGTGGCGTCAGGGTCATACACCAGCTCGACAGTGCCAGAGCCGCTCACAAGGCTCCCAACGAACTGACGGAAGGTGTTTCCATGGACAGTGGTGTCCAGGGTCTCTTTGGTGATTGAGAGGCTCCAGCTGCGGGTGCCAACAACAGTGGCAAGGCTGCCGCTGCCAGTCTCAAATTCAACAGAGCCAGATTCGCCGCGGATGGTGGCCATGGTCAGAGTTCCTCGATGAATTCAAAGGCCACACGGACCTGTGTTTGGAAATAACCCTCGGGACTGGGTGAACCCGTAGCCTCTGGGCCGTTTGGAGCGTCGAAGAAAACCCCCGACACGATTACCCGATTATACAAATCTCGAATACGTTTACCAATGACAAGGTTGGCTCCAGGGCCTGCTCCTTTGGGAGTGAAAATGTTGATCAGGGTCAAGCCGACGATTCGGTTGTAACCGCTAGTTGTCAGGCCATGGCCCAAGTATTCATTGGCACCGAATGCCGTCAGGCATTGCACCCAAGAGCTGTTAGGCGTTGGCTCGTAAGCCATGTTGTTGAACACCACAGGCAAAGCGGGGCTGCCTGCAAGCTCTGTGGCAAGCCTGCCTTCTACCGTTGCGCGGATTGCGTTCAGATCAGCAGCGGCCATCAACCAAGCCTCCGTTCGACCCTACGAACAATTTTAGGCAAGTCTTTGTCGGCGACTTCCTCCAAGATTGATTCGTGGTAGTTCACTTGCGTGCCCTGCCGTGTCCTGTACTCCCCACCCCAAGAGCGCGGCAGGTTTTCGCCCGTGATGACTGGCTCTGCATAATCCAAGTTATTGAACACGCGACCTTGCCTTGGGTTGTCCATTGTCATTTGCCACCTGCCAATCAACACTCCCGTATCAACAGGTGTGCCAAGGCCGCCCCGTGATGCTGCCTCGTACAGCTTCAGCTTTGAATGCAGGTCTATCGTGGCCTCTTTGACGACAGCCTCAGCCACTTCCTCCACAAAGTCGTCAAAGTCAATCTTCACGGTTACGCCCTCAGGATCAGCTCATAAATGATCGCGCTGTTGTCCTGTTCCGTTGTCTCCACACGGATGATTTGGTGAACAACGCTGCTGATAACGACGCGATCCTTAGTCTCAGGCGCGGTGGCAAGGTCATCAGCTGCGACCGTTAAACGCTTGTCACCAGCCTGCACCAGCTCGTTCACCTCGCGCAGGTTCACATCCTCAAGGATGCCCGGCACAGTCGTGTCGCTTTCGCTTTCCGTGATTGCGCCGGTTGTGGTGTTGTAGCTGCCAGCCGTGACGTAACGCACTGTCACATCACCGCCGAACTGCTTCAGCACATTGCTCGCAACCCTTGCCAGCGAATCAGCAAGTGCCATCAGAGGTTATAGGCAAGGCAAGCGCCGCTAGTCAGCGTGATGCTGGTGATGATTCCGGTGATGTAAGTGTCAGCCACAAAAGTCTCA